TCGTCCGTCCCGTCGAACTTGATGGACCTGTTAAACTTGTTAAACTCTAATGGCTTATCAATAAACTCCCTCGTAACCTGTTTGGTTAGGGGTCTAGTAAGGGAACTTATAGTAGGCATCCAGGTATTTAGTAGGCGCTTCTCTCGTTCACAGGCTTAACGACAACGTGATAGTCTTCTGAGCCAGCTCCAAATCCAAAGACAACTCTAAGACTGTTGCTTGCTGTGGTGAAAACAATCTGGCCGTCCGCTGTAAATTCAGCATCAGCGCCTAGACTTACATACTGAGCGGCTTGACCACTAGCACTTACATCGTGTTGAAGTGTAACCTTTGAAGATTGAAAGCCAGAAGACCCAGCAACTATAGAAAATAGTCCAGTGCCTCCGTGCCACTTCAGATCGTAAGGTCCTGAGCCTCCTACTTTTAGTTCAGATATTCCGTATTGCATGATTTATAGTTCTTTCTCTTTTAGTAATTCATATTAGACCCAGATCCTCCGCTTCCTCCTGTATTTACAGTGGGCCTTCTAATAATAAGACTGCCAATACCCTTACCACGCCTTGCTTTATCCTTCTTTCTAGGCTTCTTTTGAACTGCCACTTCCGTAGGTGGAGGGGGCGGTGGTGGTGGTGGGTCCGCTTGGACAATCTTTGGTCTACTGCACATGGTATTTAGAGGATGTTCTCATTCTGTTCTTGGAAGACAGCCTCCAGAAACTTAATCACAGCTCTTTGGCCATAATAAAAGTCTAATTCGCGGAGACTAGTGGATGTATCAAAGTCCTTTTGAGGGAACCTTTCTTGCAAGGCATCTAGGAAAACCTTTGATACTGTGGGGAAATCTTTATTTTGAATTATCATATATGGCTAGAGGTCGTTAAGAACTTCAGGAAGTTTCTCGTTATTGATCCACTCTTTTGTCTGCAATAGGCACATAGAGTTCCACACTACAGCACCCAAATGGTCTTCCTCTTCGTCCCCCTCCATAAATGCCCACATGTGTCTGTAAATGCTGTCAACATAACGACTTAGAGGGATTCCCTTTTCCCAATTAGACCTCCCATACTTCAGTGCTCCATCCTCAAATCTCTTTGAAGCAGCACGCAGGGCAGCAATAGGTAACAACGAGGGCAGCCCCTTGCCATTCATTGCATCCCTCACAGCTCCACTTGCGAACTGACTGCGCTCTCCTGAGTCTGGTAGTTTTCTTACTGTGGGGTCCATAGCTTTATCTCCTGTGTTTCTCTGTCGTATTCGTTGTGTCTAAGGATTCTTGCAAGCCTAGCAGTTAGCAGTGCGTCATCTGCTGTGAGGCCCTTGGATTCATAGACATCGACCACTGTTTCCCATGACTCTCCATGCTTGTCTAGCAGCTTTTGTGCTGTGATTAGTCCTACACCGGGGACCCCAGAGTATCCATCAGTAGAGTCACCAGCCATTGCTTGGACAAGGTGGAACCTATCGGCTTCCTCGTCTGTGGTGTCCTTTGTCTCATCCTTAAGGAAGTTATACCAAGTGCAAGGGAGTGTTCCAAAGTCCTTGTCACCACTGACTGCAATGGTGTTCTCCCTGTCTCCTGTGGCTAGGATTCCAATGACATCATCAGCTTCCAGGTTGTCCCACTTGTCTCCATTGAAGGTCTCCATCATCCACTCCCTGATCTCATTGATACCAAGGGGGCTTCTCTTGTCCTTTCGATTAGCTTTGTATTCAGGGAACAAGTCATACCTGAAGTTTCTCCTATCAGAGAAGATGGTTGTGACCTCAGTAGTCTCCAGCTTTTTTAGGATGTTTTCTATTAGCTGAATTGCTTCGTCCTTGGCTTGGTTAAAGTCAGTGTGAATGGTGAAGATGTCATCCTCCCATTTAGTCTCCACTTCAGCAGCAAATGCTGCCCTATAGAGAATCATGTCGCCGTCAATCAATGCTTGTTTCATATTGTTTAGTGAGTTTGTGCCCAGTTAGCTCCTATCTTGAACTCTCCATCCAACGGGCATTTGAAGTTAAGGATGGTTCCTGCCTTGATGATTGCGCTGACAAACGAATGACCAAGGGCATCTGCTTGTTTCTTGTTGCATGAGAACTGGACCTCATCGTGGACATTGGCGTGCAGGTCGTAAGGAATGTCTTTGTTATCCATCTCGAACTCCACCAGTGCTTGCTTCATAACTACAGCACCAGCCGATTGAAGCAGCAAGTTCAGTGAGCTGTGCATTGATCGACAAGGAAGAGTCCTACCGTCAAGCCCGTGGAGCACTCCATGTTTTTGCACTTGTTGGTGAACAGCAGAGGTAAGCGATTTGATTGCGGGGATCTTAGACATGAAGGATGCCTTTAGTTGCTTCCCTTCTTTAGTTGATCCACCAACGATCTCACCAATCTTCTTGTCTCCTGCGCCATATAAAAAAGCGTATATCATCGTCTTCGCTTGGTCCCTATTTTCCAAACCCGCAGCCTTCTGATTAACAGTATGGATGTCCCCTTCAAGAATCTCCTTTGCATACTGACCCTTGTCCCACTGATACATATAGTGAGCAAGACACCTAAGCTCCAACCCAGAAGCGTCAGCACCTACAAGCACCTTGCCTTTGGGGGCGGTAAACAAAGACCTGCATTGTTCTCCATACTCAGCTCTGACTGCTGGAACCTGGGCCATGTTTGGATGGTGATGACTACACCTACCACTCACAGTTCCCAAGGTATTGACTGACCCATGTAGTCTCCCTTTGTGTTCTAACTTAAGCCACGCTTGGTTCCCTTCAGCTACCTGACCGAGCCTCTTGCTGACAAGCAGGTATTCAAGAAGCTTCAGTGACTGAGTTGTGTCGATCTCCCTAAGGACTGCCTCGTTGATTGCTGGTCTCTTCCCGTCGTATTCCTTTGGATCCCACCCGTCAGCCATTAGTCGAGCTGCTATCTGGTCCCTTGATGCTGGGTTAAATGGGATCTCTTTGGTTTTCTTTGGTCCTCGCTCTACGTCCTTTGCTTTGTGTCCGTCAGCTACAGCAGCCTTCTTGCTTGCGTATTGTTTCCCATCAGCAACCCACCAGCATGACTTCATCTCTGTGACTGTAGGCCCAAAGACTTCCTGTAGTTCCTGCTCGATCTCAGTGCGTCTGACCATCAGCGTCTTGATCAGCTCACCGGCAGAGTCCTTATCAAATGGAAACCCAGTCTCTGTTTGCTTCCTCATTGATCTGGCAAACGATGTCTCAAGCATCAGGGCTTGGTGTGAGTATTTCTTTTTCTCAACAAGGAAGTGAAACAAAGAGGCAGTTACCTTTACATCTTGGACGCAGTAGTCTTCCATCTCTTGGCTCCACTCGCTCCAGTCTTCTGTCTCTCCGTGATCGTTCTTGTGTATCCCAATGCGAACACCCCAAGCTTTCAACGAGTGACTACCAATCAGCTTCTTTGGGAACTCCTGTCTCTTAAAGTCATCAGCCTTGAGGTCTGGGTAGGACAACTGAGCAATGATCTTTGTGTCGAATATTGAGTGATGAGTCCATCCATACAAATGCTTCAAGGCAGGACCATCAAAGTTAATCGCGTTGTGTCCAATCACGAAGTCATGCTCACTCAGTAAAGCCAAGCCATCCTTTATGTTGTCCGCTTGGAACCTGTGAACCTTCTCTTCGTAGTCGATAACAACCATGCAGTGGAGAGTCTTTAGGTCCTCCAAGGTGTCCCAGTTGTCTATCGCTTGTGTCTCTATATCAAAAAATGCTGTCTTCATTGTTTTCAGTCTTAGTCTCGTTGTTGAATTCATTCGCTATATCTTCTGTAAGCAGTCCAGTCTCAATGTCAAAGTCGAGAGAACAAGCAATGCCTGTCTGTCCACTGAACCTGTTCTTGAGAACTCTTAGCTGTGTCTTGTTTCGTTCCTCTGCGTCCTGCTGGTTTCTCTCTAGTCCAATCACCATGTCACTTAGCTGGGCAATACCAGCAGAGCCACGCAGTTGAGCCAGTGATGTTGTTGCTCCTTCCTCATGGCCTCTCCCTTCAGGACGCTTGAGGTGACTAACAAGGATAAGAGCTATGTTTGTTTCTTCTACCAGTGACCTAAGCTTGGTCATGGTGTTATCAATCATTCGTCTTTCATCCCCGTCCCCCATGCCACTTACCACAATAGACAAGTGATCCAGAACGATGACCTCAGTGTCCAAAGCAAGAGCAAGGAAACGAATGTGGGAAAGCAAGTTGTCGCTATCAAGACTCCCAAAGTGGTCATACAGAAACAACCGGTCACTACCTACCGTTGACTTAAAAGCCTCATGGAACTCATCAGTTACCTGAAAGGTTTCCTGTAGGTGGAGCTGTTGTTTCATCTCAATACCCACAAGAGACAAACCAGTTCTCTCAATGGATTCCTCAAGGGCAATGTAACCAACTTTCTTTTCAGTAGTAGTGAGCAAGTGGTGGGCGATTACCTTACACACCTGACTCTTACCGATACCACTACCAGCACAGAAGGTAACTATCTCTCCCTTGCGTAGTCCTCTGGTCAACTCGTTTAAACCAAAGAATGGATAAGGTGTGGACTCGTAGGTCTTTGGGTTTGTTAGTCTCTCAAGTAACTCAGTGCCAGCAACGATGTCATCAGGTCTCCACACCTTGGCTTCCCACATGGCCTTGGTTATCTCTTCACCTCTACCGGCAAGAAGTAACTCAGAAGGATCCTTCATTGGGAGCCTAGCTATCTTCCCTCTACCAGCAGGTAACAAGTGCGCTACCTCAATGGCAGCCTTGCGTCCCACTTCGTCTTCATCAAACATCAGGATGACCTCTTGGAATCGAGAGAGCCACTCCATCTGTTTTTTAATTACAGACGCTGCTGAGTTAGCCCCCAACCCAAGAGAAACAACAGGCCACTTGTTCCCATTAACCTGACTGACACTCAGGCAATCTATCTCACCCTCAGTAATGATCAGCTTGTTGCCCCCGTTGGGCCATAGGTGCTGACCAAAGAAGTGATCAGGGTTTCCACTACACCTGAACTTCTTACCCTCGAATCTATACTTCTGGGCTATCTGCTTACCATCCAGGTTGTAGTAGTTGGCTATATGACATAGCTGTCCTCCTAGTTCTCCTACTTGGTAGCCAAACTTTTTACAGGTATCTTCGTGGAGTTTCCTGTGGGGAAGAGCTTGATACTCCCCAGTAATAAATACATTTGTTTGTTTTGGTTTTGATGTGGGAGCACCCTCTGGTTTGAAGGGGCTTGGGGCTGGTGTCCATTTATCACAAGCGTAACACTTGGTGGACCCGTCGATGTTTATTGTCATCCCATCACTACTCCCACACTCTTCGCATGGTTGGTGAATGAGAGCAGCTTCTATTGTAGCCACGATATAGGTATCTCTCTTTCGCACCACAGGAACCCATGCTTGTCACACCAGTCCCCGTAGGTTGTTTTGCTTTTTTTGCTTAATGTGTTTTTAGCACGCTGAAATACAAACCGGATGTCTAACGCTGGGTTGTCCCGTCTAACCATCAAGTGCTTTGTTCTGTCTGATGGTTTCCAGAAGCCCTTCACCTCCAACACAACTCCATTCCCAAGAATGAAATCAGGAGTGTAGTGACACACCCTCGTATACTTCAGCCGCATGTCCTCGTATGAGAAAGACACCCCGGCCCCCGAAAGAGCCGAGGCAATCCTCTTCTCAAACTTAGAACGGTATGCTTCCGCTTGATTTTTCTTCCTCGTTCTCAAACTCAGTCTCAAAGGTTTCACTAACAAAGCCGTCCCCTTCGTCACTAAAGCCAAAGTCACTACCACCACCGAACTCTTTTAGATCAATGATTTGTGCTGCCCTCAGTCGAAGAGAGATACCAGTAACTAGTCCCACTCCCTTTTGATTCATCGACCAGCAGAAAGGCTCAACGGAAAGCTTTAAGATAGAACCATTACCCACGTTGGGTTTGTCGTTAATCTTTTTTCCCTTTGAATCAACCAACGCAACAGAGAACTCAAGAACTCCCTTATCGGTTAGCTTCTTTGCTATCTGCTTGGCATAAATCTGGAAGTCACCTTCCTTTGTAATACTGCAAGGATACCCCTCGCTTTCTCCATGCGGCTTGCCTGTATCCTTTTGCACTTTGGCATGATATGCCTCATACATTTTTCTCACTTGAGCATCAAAGACCTTGAAGTCGTTTTCACTTACGTGAATCTTTGCGCTATAAACCCCAGCGGGATTAAAAGCAGTGTCAGGTTCGGTCAGGCGAGGCCAAAAAGCTCTTCCTGCTGGTGTTGTCATTATTTTATTTGCCATATCTGTTATTTCCTTTCGTTGTTTTTTGGTTCTTCTGTAATGTAAACATCGCAAAGCATTGCAAACACTCGTGCGCTGGTTACTAATTCTTTCTCACTGAAATCAAATGCTTCTGGGTCTATGTCTGCTCCGTCATCGTTAGCTTTCTTGAGGAGTCCAAAGTTCACTGCTGCTTGGGCTAAACTATTCCACCCATCAATCAGCTCGTTTGTTGACTTATCTATTGTCCCCATAGTTCAGAGGCTAAAGTTCTAAATGCTTTTTCTGCTTGGGCAGGAACGACTCCGTTTCCCAAGAGCCTAATCCGGTCCACCCTTTGGGAAGGCCCATCAGTTGCTCTACCCACTCCTCGTTCAGACGGCAAGACTCTGCTCGCTTCCCAACCATGTTGTTCTTCGTGTGGTAGTGAGACGTAAACTTGTGAACCTCTCTTCCCAGCAGGAAGTTGCTTGGTGTGTTCTCGCAAGACTTTGCTGTCCCGTCCTTCCAGTCCCTGGCGGTTGGTGTGGGCCAAGATAAAGACTCGTTTTCTTTGGTGTCCGTAGCCAACTTCTGACGCTGAGAATATTCCCCACGCCGACTTGTAACCAAGCTCTTCCAGATCCTCAAGGACTTCGCTGAGTCCAAGGGTAATATGTCCTTCGACGTTTTCGAGGAATACGGCAGTTGGTTTACAAAGTTGAATTCCTTTTGCAAGGTAGGGCCAGAGGTGTCTTGGGTCTGCTGTTCCCTTTCGTTTACCACAGTTTGCAAAGGGTTGGCAGGGGTAACCGGAATGGAGAATGTCCACCTTGTTACGAAACTCTTGGAATGGGAACTCTTTAACGTCCGTCCAGATAGGAGCTGGAGCCATTTGATTCGTTTCCATCTTCGCAACCAAGTTTGCCACGGCGAAGGCTTCGATCTCCACATAAGCCACTGGGCTGATTGCTCCGAAAACTCTTGCGAGTCCAAGCCCAAGTCCGTCATATCCTGAACAAACTGAGAGGTGTGTAACTGTTTGGGTATGACTATCATTATCTCTAGCTAAAGAAGTAAGTTGAGTCATGGATCTTTGTTATTTTTGCATCCCCAAACTCAGGTGGAGATGGAAATGAGATGTCAGGATGCTGATCAGACAGTTGTTTAGACCAGTCAGATAGTAAGTCAACATCAAACATGTTTACGAAGACATCCCTAAGTATCCTTGAGAGGTCATCACACTTTGTTGCGTGGGTTCCATAGCTGTCATGCACCATTGCGAAATCGTAGATCCCTGCCTCTTTGTTTGCTCTTACTACTGTCTTGTGAAGAGCCGCAGCATCAAGGGCATGAACAAAGTTAGGACTCACTCCGTTGGCTTGTTTCCTTCTACATATCTTGTCGCTCTCTTCGTTGAAGCGGATCCAGGTTGCCTCACCTGACACCCATGTTTTCACTCGTTTGCTGTGAAGTTGTTTGTAGTCCTGAATCACAGGGAACCCACTTGGACTGTTCCAAAACAAAGGGCGCTGCTTCTGGCTGATCAAACGAGAGCACTCTTGGAACCACTGCATGACCTCCTTTGGTTTCTCAAGGACCTCCTCAATACCCTGCCACACCAAGCCAGCAAGATAGTTTGTTGCCATTACTTTTTCTCTTGGATCAAATGGACTCCTTCGTTTCCGGTCATGGATCTCATCCTCAAACCACTCCACAACATAGGCCCTGTTGCTGTAGCTTGTCAGCCCGTAGGAGTAACACATCACAGGACGCTTACAGGTTGACCTAGTGATTCCAAACTGGAGCCACTCCTTGGAAAACAATCGTCCTTCACTGGCATCCTTTCTTAGATACCCCTCTACCCTCTCTGCTACCACCCTGTAGATGTCCGCTGGTGTCTCAGTGGGAAGCACATTTGTTGCACTCATGCCATACGGGTCCCGAATAAGCATCGAAAGAATCTGCAAGCCGTTGTTGCTGGCATCCATAGACACAGGAAGAAACGTCTCAAGCTTTCCAGTAGATGTCAGCTTAGCCCACTCAAAACACCAAGCAAGAAACTGAAATGGTTTGTCCGCTTCAGTCCAAAGGAGTTCTCTTTTTGGGTTGGCTGCTATCTTTTGTGCATCCTTTGCAAAGTCGTTTGCCCACTCGACTCGCTTGTCCAAAGTAACCTTGTCGTTCCCCCATGTGTTAGCCCCGTGAATCGCAAGCCAACGGTAGGCTTCGTTTGTTTTTACCTTCTCTCCACGGGAGAACCTCAGTAATCCCCGGCACATATCAGGCCCTTGAATGCCTAGAAAACTAGGGATATTGTAGACTCTACCTCTGAAGTCACAGTTGCTTGGGTAGAAGAACCTGGTGGACCTCATCTTGTCTGCCAAGTAGAGAACCTTTCCAACCAGTAGCCTTCTTGATTTCGTGGAGGCGTTCCGCTTGTAGACACCAGCAGCCATCATCTTCCACCTAGTCAGTGCCTCCTTGTCTTCATGGATCGCTTTTGAAAATGGTGGTAGCGTCTCGTCTTCTCTTGATGGAAACCCGGTGATCTCAAGGGAGTTCTCCCAAGCCCAACTTGTGACATCAAGAACCTCACTGTTCACCCTCCACGGTGTCTGCTGAATCAGATTGCAAGCCTCCATTGGCTCAGGGATAACGGCTGGCGCATCCCGTAGGTGCTCCATGTTCCTTGTCTTTATGAACGGAAGCTTTGGTAGAGTTGTTCCCGCTGTATCATACCCACCATCCCATATGTTCTCCCACTCTCTCGGGGTGTCTGCTGTGGGTAGCCAAAACGGTTCCAGTAGTTCCCTATCGGTGTTGAAGTTCTCCACCCAATCAAGGGTCGTTTGTGTAGCCACTACAAATCTTGTTGCCCTCTTTCGTCCTGCCTTCTGTTGGATGTAAACGTATTCAATCAGTCCCGTGCAGTCTCTAAGTAACTCAACAAGCCAAGCACCACAGCTTGCTCTGTCTCTCTGTCTCCAAGAATCAAAAGCCTCCATCAGTCCCTTGTCTGACTCGTGCATCATGGATCTCCTAACGTGTGTCCGTATGTGATTGATGCCAGCTTTCTTGCGTCTCTTTGCACCAAGGATAATCCCTTCCCCCTTGTCTGGGTTGTGTTTTACAAGGAAGTCACACCTCACCTGATCCTCAATCCTGGCCCCAACAAAACAAGCCAAGCTGTTCATAGTCTTGCGTGCTGTGATGCGATCAAGACAACTCCTCAAAGCTATAAACCCAATAACCTCAGGTTTCATATCAATCAGGTCATGCTGCCATCGTGATTTGTTGGCGTGATTCCAACCGTTGATCATGTCTTCAATCCCCTTTGCGAACTTTGGAAGAGCCGCCCGCATCAATCTCTGGCCATACTTGGTATCCCCTTCACCCTCTCGTCGCTTGGCTTGCTCGGTGTGTGACCTGTAGCGCCCTACCCCGATCATCGTCATGTCTTCGTTTAATTCGTGTTGAGTGAGAGGTTCCATAATGGAGTAATTATTGTCAGTGTTTTGTCACCTAGAAAAGAAAGCGCATAGGACACTCTAGGTGTATGTCCTAGCCTGAAAGGCTTTGGGGATGGGGCTTTAGTGGTGAGTTTAGGTCAAGGTAGGACTCATAATGCTGGGGTCAGTGGTTCAAGTCCACCCATAGCCACCAAATAAAAGCGGGGAGAATCAAATAGTTACCCACCGATTCTCCCCGCCAGTTACACACACACTACACCATAAAATATTGTCATTTGTGGCACCATTTGTCAGTCGATTGACACCTACCAGTCGCTAACTTCTTCCATCTTGTCCCGCTCAAGCCGCGCCCGGATCCCCTTCAGTTGCGTGTGCAGATCCGCCCTCTTTGCTTTGATAATATCAATGCGGTTCGAGCAGTCTGCCATTTGGTTTCGCAAGACCGGCATTTGGGATTCTAGGTATTCTCTTTCTGCCTCGGTCATACTACTCGTTCTTGCTGTGGTTTCTCCAAAGCCTTTTTGCCGTAAATAAGATCTGTCGGAACTAACTTGACATAACCTAAAGTGGTCTGAAGATCTTTGTGACCCATCCATCTCTGGACTGCTTTGAGGTTGACCCCCTGTTGCACCAATCTGGTGGCAGTGGTGTGGCGACAACAATAAGGAACCAAGTCAGGGTCCATATCTACATTTTTTCGGACCTTTTTCCAAACAATCCGGCGGGCGTCCTCTGTCCATCTGGCAAATGGGTGGTCAGTGTCTCGCATCTGTCTCCTCACAGCACTCACTGCTCTGTCTGTCAGTGGAATCGTTCGCTGCTCTGAAGTGCCCGCAGTGTTCTTTACTTCTCTTACGTCCACCACCGGGCCAAGCACTGGATCCCTTCGGAAACACTTCTTGGTCAACGCTTGGATCTCCCCGGGACGTATGCCGGTGTCTATAGCAAACAAAAACCAATCACAAAAATCTGGGTTGTGGTCGCCTAAGTAACCAATGATGTCCGCTTCTACGTCATAGTCGAAGAACACCAACCGTTCGTTGCTTGGCTGAGTAACTCTCTCAATTCTTGGTTTGTTCTTTAGGTAGCCCCGTTCGTGGGCAAACCGGATGATCTTGGACAAGGTGGCAAGCTTCTGATTGATAGTAGCTGGTGCCCTGTTGAGTGACTGGAGATGGCCAATCAGGTCATCTATTCGGTGAACTGTGATGTCCTTTATGGGCGTCTCCGCTCCAAAGAACTCCTCCAGGATCTTCATGTTGGAGATACACTGGTCTTCGTTCTTACTGTTAGCCCAATAGCGGTTGAACGTCTTGTCTGACATCTCACCATAGGTAGCCGTTGGACTGCTGTCCTTTGTTTCGATCAGTGCAGCGATCGGTTGGCCTAGCTTTCTTCTTTTACGGAGTTCTGCTTCAAACGCTTGTGCTTCTTCAGGTGTGTCGAATTGTTTCCTGTAGCGGATGCGATCAAGCATAAGATCAGCCATCCACTTGTTTTTGTTTTGTCTAATTGCCATTGTTTTATTTTCCCTCAGTGTTTTTTATAGTGATAACAAGAATGCTGCTTGTTTGCAATAGTGTTGCATAGGACTAAAGGCTAAGACACCTGCTCAAGATAATTTATAAGACCTAGGGTGTATGCGTGAGAAATGTCATCCCGCTGGTCTTTGAAGGACTCCCAAGAGCCAACATTACTAGCAAAAAGAGGCTCAAGGATTGCTGCTGGAGGAGCACATTTAAAGAGGAACGCACTGCCCCTTTGGTTTCTTGTGCGAACTTTCACGCCCCTGTCAGGTTCTCCGGTAAACAACTCCGCCATTGCGTCCTGCAAGCAGTTCCCAAGGATGGTGCCCCGTTGG